AGGAACCTAAATGCGAAAGCTAAAATTCAACGAACAAAAAATCTTGCAGCTCTACAACTCCGGCAAAAACGATACCAAAATTGGAAAGGCAGTCGGGATAAAGCCAAACACCATAGCGTGTTGGAGGCACAGGAATAATCTCCCGTCCAAAATTGGAAACATATCGGATGGAACATACCTGACCGGGGTTAGTTACCGAGATGTGCTGGAACCTGAGCAGGTTGACGTAATGAGCGAGTTTCTTATCAACTTTATTAAAGCTGGAAAACAAGCTGTGGAGTCAGGAGTTAAGCCGGACGTTATGGGATTTATGGATGCTTATGCCGGCAGGACTAAGAAGTGGTCAGAGGAAAGACGGAGCGAGATGACGGGGACGGTGGCAAGATGAACTACTTCGACGAAGCCCGAAAACTCCTACCCCTCTCAAACTGCCTAAAACGTCACTACGCCTGTGTAATCGTGATGGGTGGTCGAAGTTATATCCAATGGGTATAATGAGTCGCCTGAAGCATGTACTACGTGCTCTAGGATGGATATTGAACATAACACGGGAAGTTATGATGATTGTTTAGCCGTGCATGCTGAGGTTTCTGCTTTGGTTAGGTCTAAGGTTGATCTTGGGGGTGCTGAGTTATATCTAGTCTGCTCGGATGAGGTTGATCCTATACCGTGTCCGGCATGTCAGAAGTTGTTGGACTTCGCAGGAGTTAAACAGGTGAGGGAGGTGCAGAAATGAAGCGCGGCAATATGCGAACCTACGGCACAGTATTAACGGAAAAGCTAGTTAGCGAAAAATGCACGACATGGGCTAGCCCATGTGTTAGGTACTTTGTCGATGCGAGTGGTAACAGGATAAGCGAGCCAGATAAGGTTGTAGCAGAAAGCGCATACATTGAGCCTACGGAATACAGAAAGAGGGTTGATAATTTGAAAAGGGACGAAAAAAGATATGGGTAATACGGAAAGAAGTAGAAACATTTGGGATGGAATTCAAAGACGATGCAACCCTGATAATTGGAACGGTAGTCTTTTGAACTACAAAGGGTGTTGGTGTTGTGATGAATGGTTATCGTATAAGAACTTTAAAATATGGTATGAAGAAAATACGTACAACATTGACGGAGAGAACTTAGACATAGACAAGGACATTATAGTTCGCGGAAATAAACTATATAGCCCGGATACATGCGTACTTGTCCCACACGGTATAAATTGTATTTTTAGAAAACGTACACATCCTAAGTTTAATCACCCCGTAGGAGTTGTGATTGACCGTAAGACGGGTAAGTATAGAGCTAGGTGTAGAGATGGGAAGCTTATTTTGTGGGGAACTATATTTCACAATACGCCTCACGAGGCTTTTGTGGAATATAAGGAATTAAAAGAATCCTTAATCAAGAAACACGCAGAACTCTACAAGCCATTAATACCGAAAGTTGTATATGAAGCAATGATTAATTATCAAGTAAGTATCTATGATTAAGGAGGAGTTAGGGCGTGGGAGTTGCTACCTTACTCTGGAGAGTGGACCACGGTTGGGTTAATGATGAATTATTTATTGAACCAAACTTGAATAATAAATGGAGGAATTACATTGCTAAATAGAATTTGTCTCGTGGGTCGTATTTGTAAGGAGATTGAGTTGAGATTTTCCCCTTCGGGAGTCGCGATTGCCAACTTCACGCTTGCGGTTGAAAGAAACTTTAAAAGTGCTAATGGGGAGCGAGAAACTGATTTCATTCCATGTGTAGCATTTAAACAAGCAGCCCAATATGCCGGGGACTACATCGGAAAGGGAAAATTAGCGTCAGTTGATGGAAGATTACAAGTTCGCACCTACGATGGTAACGACGGTAAAAAACGATGGGTGACTGAGGTTATCGCGGATAGCATCAACGGTTTAAGCCCAAGGGAACAACAGGACAACAACGCAACAAGCGTAAATCATTCATACGGAACAGAGGTTAATTTAGATGATGGAGATTATGTCCCATTCTAATCTAAAATAAATAGGGGTGCATGCTAACCAATCACCCCTCAAAGGAGGCCTACAATTGAAAAACACAAAAACAAACAGACTAAAAACCCTCTACCCCACGCTCATCGATCTAGAAAAGGCAATAGAAAAGTTTGGTAACGTATCAAAGCTTGCTTATCACCTTGGTATAAGTCGGACAACTATTACAGATTACAGACTGACATTGGGTGGTAATGGATCTATTCGGAGTGGTCGCAGGTACATGAAGGATTGCGAGCTGGATGAGAACATTCGGAAGGTCGTCGATGGTGCAGGGGTAGTTGGGGTTGGGGAAGCGCATCAGTGGATGGGGAGAACGAAGATATGAAAAGGGTAAAAATGATCATCAGAAACATATATGGAGAATGCGAAGTTGTCTGCCGTGAATGTGGCAAGGTGGCAAGGGAGGCAGAGAAGGTTATAAGGTTAAAAATGCCCTATTGCGGTAGCTGTGATATGAGGATTGACAATGCTAGTCAAAATTATTGCGGATACTGCGGGAAAGAATTGGATTGGGATAACAAGGAGGAGGAGGTTTGATGAACGGAAGGGGTATTAAATTTCGTGCATGGGATAATCTGAAAAAAAAGATGCTACAGGTACCTACGTTATATTTTAACGATATTAATTATGTGGCAAGCACAATACGGGAACACAATAATTTTCTATCAGTTAACGAAGAAGCCGAGCTAATGCAGTTCACTGGCCTACGCGATAAAAAGCGAACCGAGGATTATCCGGAGGGACAGGAAGTTTTTGAGGGGGATGTCTTCCCCGATCATTTCAACAGCAAAGTTCGCGGTGTTGTCAAACTTGGCGAATACCGAAACCCATTCAACGACGATAGGCATGGTGGTCATGTGGGGTTTTATATCGAGTGGAAGGGTGACTGTGGGTTGAATCGAAAAGACTTGGCTTACTGGATAAAGGTATCGTGTGTAATTGGGAATATATACGAGAATCCTGAGCTTTTGGGTGAAAATGTATGATATTGGCTATTGATCCAGGAAGCGCAGAGAGTGCGTATGTTGTTCTTGATGAAAAACTTAAACCAATCGAATATGGAAAGGTGAAGAATGATTTATTAATAGGCTTTATAGTTGGAGATAGATTTAAAAAAGTGAATAACTTCGCAATAGAAATGGTCGCGTGTTATGGAATGGCGGTAGGTAAGGAAGTTTTCGACACTTGCGTTTGGATAGGAAGATTTTATGAGGCGATTGATACCTGTAATATGGAATCTCCAACACTTATTTATCGCAGTGAAGCAAAAATGAACCTCTGCCATATCATGAATGCAAAGGATGGAAACATAATTCAGGCATTAGTGGATAGGTTTGCTTATGGAGTTGGAAATAAAGGAAAAGGTACGAAGAAAGATCCGGGTTGGTTTTATGGATTTTCAAAGGACATTTGGCAGGCATATGCTGTCGGTGTGACGTATGCGGATTTGTACTTGAAGGAGGATAAGGATGGGAAATTAATTTAACCGTAGAGAAATAGAGTGGTTCAAAAACGATGAGGGATGCATTGGCTAGAATCATGACCTTTATATTAAACCCAAAAGTTAAAAAGAGAACTAAAGCAACGCAATAATAGCGCAATAATAGGAGGATGGTAATGAAAATTAAGTGTTCCAAAAAAGTTGTAATGAATTTTGATGGCATAGTCGCCTTTGTTAAGGGGAAAACATATGAGGCTAATGAGGATGAGGACGGGGGATTTTGTATAACCAATGAGCAGAATTCCCCACATTGGGGATCATATAAATGGGTAAATGAGAATTTCGTTTTCCTAGAATTGAGGGGTATTAACATTATTCCCACTAAACTAATGGGAACCACAGACCCCATATTCCTCCCATACCGCAAGCACGCAAACGATGCAGGGGCAGACCTAAGAGCTCGGATAGAGCAGCCAATAAGATTGCATCCTGGGCAACTGTACAAAGTTCCATCGGGTGTTGCCGTAGAGATACCACACGGATACGTTGGACTACTACAGCCAAGGTCAGGGGCATCATCTGAGGGTAAACTCGTTATTACTGGAACAATAGATTCGGGATATGTTGGCGAAATGTCCATGAATATATTTAATCCTCTCGACTCGAATTATGTAGTTATAAACCCAAAAGAGCGCATTGCCCAACTGGTGGTGGTTCCATACTTACAGACTGAGTTTGTTCAAGTTGATGAGCTGGGGGAGAGCGAGCGGGGAATACAGGGCTTCGGAAGCACAGGAAAGGAATGATTATTATAGACAGCAATATTTGTCCAGAATGTGGACAAAGGCTTAGGAATGAAGGAGGATGCGTCGTATGCCCAGTGTGCTTTTGGTCGCCTTGCCTTTAATCAGGAGTGGTTTGAGTATTGGCTTATTTGCACTCAGTCTTGGATTATGGATAACTAACAATGTTTCTGACGCAATATTTACAGGCTTAGTGGCGTTGTATATTAGACCAGAAGAATAGAAAGGGGAAAATAGGATGAAAAAAGTAATTAATGGAGTTGGCAAAGATGCACTAATAGAGGAAAACGAATCAGGAGGAAGACAATCAAATTCTGGGTATCGCTTTGATTTGATAGATCCTAAAGCATTATTTGCTACTGCTAAGGTATTGAAGGAGGGGTTTGATAAGTACGGAGAGGATAACTGGCGAAAAATACCAACTAGAGATCACTTAAACCATTTACTAATTCATGTGTACGCCTACCTTGCGGGGGATCGACAGGATGAGCACCTAAGCCATGCTGTATGTCGAGCTATATTCGCCTTGGGAGTGGACATTGATATTAGAGAGGAGATGGAAGCTAAGTGCTAATGGATAAAATTAGGGCAAGGCTGGACAAGAGATATAATACGGATTTGACGGTAAGGCTGGCTGATATGGGGTTTACTCCTACGACTTATCATAGGCTGAGACGCGCAGGGATAGAGATTGTAGGGGATTTGGTTAGGATGTCGTGGAAAGACCTCATGGGGCGCAGGAACATCGTTAGAAGGGATTGTGTGGAGGTTGAAGAGAAGTTGGAGGATATGGGGTTGGGTTTAAGGAAGGATGGGAAATAAGTGGACCAACGAAAAATATAGTTATGTCCTGAATGTGGAGCAAGATTAACGGATTGGCAAAGGATTATGGAAGGTTGCCAAAGGTGCGAGGAGAGACGATTGGTAAAGAGGATGGAGGAAGTTAATGAATTTAAAAATACGCCTAAAGTTTAGTGACATCATAAAGCTGGTATTCGGTAGAGATGTGATGGTATTGGACCCGTACAGCAACAGTATTTATATAGTGAAAAAGGGGGAGGATACTGGAATTTATAAGGAGTAGGAAGGGGAATGGATGATGTTCTACGGATTAAAAGACAGGAATATTTCGTGGCGAAGGGGTTCTGGGAGAAAATTATGGTTTCCGTGTAGGTCGAGAAAGTGGTGGTAGGGTATGTCTCATGGAATAGCGAAAGTAAAACCGTCAGCCACTGATTGCCAATCGTTCATCAATACGGCTGAAGGTTATAATGTCACGCCAGATTGCACTAATTGCCATAAAGAGCAAACTGTTGAAATACTTCAATTCGTTTCATCGTTCTTTGGCGCATATGGAATCTGTAAAAACAATAATAATGAATTTATTAAGATTAATACGCATCAACTTGAGTCGATTACTAGTTGCCCAGTGTGTGGAAAAATAGATATTGGAGGTGAAGATCAATGACAATACAAGAATTTGCCAAGATGCTGGATGGTCGGGAATATTTAGGCGAGATGATTTTAGCCGAAAAGGAATTGGCGAAGGCGTTGGGGTTTGTGGTGGTATTTGGATATTCGGACGACAATGCCGAACTAGAGGGAGCTATCGACGAGGAAGTCACTTGCTATGATGGTACTGAGATATACCTAAATAAAGATGGTATTTTTGAGGAATGCAAACATTCGAGGGCTGCTAAGAAAAAGTGTAAGGTTATTAAAGGTATTTGGGATAAGGAAGAGTATTCGTGGATTTACGAAACGGATATTCCACACGCAACTTTTGATGTTATGGAAGACGGTGGGAAGTTTTGCAGAGGAATTGTGTTTGATATTAAGAGTTTGGGGGAATAAAGATGGGGCTAATTAAAAAGTTTAAAAAGTGGTATTGGAAAAATAGAAGATGTAATACATGTGAATTTGTTTGGAATGGTAAGGAATGCCCCCTTAAGCCTGGTACTGGCTTTTTGGAAGCGATGCATTGTTCAAAATATAAGAGGGGTAAGTAGAGGGGGGTGGACTCCATAATTACAAAACAAAAAAGACCTCCATGGCATTACTCGACTATTTCCCGCCTAACGCGCTACAAGGGGAATCAGGACCGCATAACTTACCTACTAAGGGAACTATCCATGATGGGGGTTAAGACGACGCAGGTGTGTAGTGATATGCCTCATGGGAGTGGCGTGAGTGATTCGACGGGTGATCTGGCATCTAAGATTTATGACAAAAAGAAATTGCTCGTAGAATTGCAAAATGAAAACGAGTTGATTGATTTAGCGGTGGGTATGCTTCCGGATGCCAAGAAACTCATAATAGACACAAAGTATTTACAGGAAAATAAGGATGATTACGCGCAAAGGGTTCTGCGGAAGAATCACGGGCTTAGGAGTCGGGATAGCTATTATCGGTTGAAGGATGAGGCTGTCGAGGAATTGGCTAAGACAATGGGGGAGAAGTGTTAGTACAAATATCAAACAATATTCATAACTAAATCCATTGGAATAGTCGGAATTAAAATGTTACACTCTAAAGGACATAATAACTTACAAAATAAAGACGCTCTCGGCCTATAATGTGGCTCGGAGCGTCTTTTGTAATTTTCAGGGGGTAACTTATTGTGGATTGCAAATTATGCTCTAGGTATAAGTGTTGCCCTGATAAGGATAATCCTCCTAAGAATTGCGTTAGGTTTATTGAGTTTACGGATGGTAAGAGGTTTGAGATGGTCGATAAGGTAATGAGGCATAATAAAGGGGTTTACATTGCTCCGGGATAAAAAAGGAGCCCTATTTCTAGGACTTCCCGAAAACTTTAATTCCCCATCGTAATTCGAGGGCTGTTATCGCGGTTCGGCGAAGAGTTTCGTCCATGTAATAAGATTTGTCCATGGTATCAACTTGCTCTCCTTCCTTATTAGACCACGAATTTCCTGCCCAAAGACTGAATGCCCAATACAAGGCGGCGCGATGGCCACTACCAAAATCGGTGTCAAATATTTTACTCCATTTGATTTCTCGGCGTTTTGGATTGATGTGCTTCAGTGTTTTGTTGCGTAGTTCGGAATCGGAAGTTAAGGAAAAAACTGTGCTGTACCATTCTGAATCAGTGATTAGTTTGCCTGGGCAGAGGGATTCGAAAGCGTTTAGATGTTCTTGATCGTTAAACATGTGTTATCCTCCTTACGCCGATTTAGCCCGGCTTGGCTTTGATCTACTGATATTAGAACTCTATGATAGGCTCCTTGCGAGCTGTCGGGCTACTACGCTAAGTACTCATGTTCTCGACAATACACCTTTCCGGTCTCGGGGTTACGGGCACCGTAGGAGACGCAATCATTACACCCTTCGTGTGAGCATCTAACGGGTTTCCCAGGACCGATATATTCAATTTCGTTAAGAAAACGGTCAGATAATTGGTTTTTACCTATAGCGCGCAGGTCAGACTCGACATTGCTTGCATAGCGGCCCAGGTAGTCAATGCCGAGAGATTTGATTTTTGTAATAGTGGATAAATGGCTAGACAGTTGCTTGTTGATAAAACGAGTTCTTGTGCTCATCCTAATTCCTTCTTTCTTCGTTCGATTTAGTAGTCCTTATTTTGGACAGTAGCTCTTTTAGCTTTGCGTACTCGGCATCTGTGAGCTGGAATGTTCGGCGAGTGCGGCCAGTTGGTTTGCGTCCGGAGCCGGGGCGGTAGCCGCCGTGGGTTGCGGGTTGCGTTTGCGTCTTATCCATTTATTACCTCCGTTAGTTTTCTACGTGTGCAATATTTGCCCCCACAGATGTCCAAACTTCATAGCCATCTCCTTTGAGTTTTTGGATTTTAGATTCAGCATCTTTCGATAGGCCGTTAATGTGCGTTCTGTTCCAAATATGTTGCGTGTGGGATGTACCTCGGACCTTAAAACTGATTTTCTCGTATTCCGCATCATTATTTGGGCCGCTAAACTCGTTCCCAGTGTCACCTTTGATGCATTTTTGAGCGGTGATCTCATAATACTCGTACTTTTTCATGTCATAAAACTTCCTTTCTTTCCTTCAGGCTAAAACAAAGCTAATACGTTTTTTTGTGTCGTTATTTTGGATCGTAACTCCTTTGTACCTTCTGCTGTTTACAAAATGGGACTCGATAAGGTTACGTATTTGGTAGTTACCACCATCTAGGTAAACCTCGATAAGCGATCCACTCCAACCAAATTGGATATCTGGGCAATTTGAGCACCCATCCAATATCTTGCTAATGACTGACTTAACCCTTGCAATTCTCGCGCTCATAACCTCGTCCTCTTTAGACATTTAGCATACCTCCATGATTAAGTCTACATCAAAAACTATCGCGCCATCCTGAGTGGTTACGGCCATAATTCCGTTAGGCTCTGCGATGCGCTCCCAGAACCATTGATATAGATCAGAGTCCCAAGCGTTGGCAGAGTCTACAATGTCGGATGGGTCAAAGCTGTTGTATATACTGAGTGCATCAACGTCATTTTCTTTTACGTTGTAGTAGTAATCATCTGTACATCCGTTTCCGAAATCCCCACTAAATCCATTCGCCTGGTCGTGCTTCCAAGTTTTAATGATCAGGGACTTCAAGGATTTAATTGTGCGGCGATTGTCTTTAGTGGATGCAAAAACGAACTCGTTTACACCGTAGTTTTCTACCTTATTCCTATTAGTGGAAAACATTGCGTGTCCCCAGTTTGACATTGGATTTTTAGAATTGGTAAAGCGATGATAAAGCATGTTGGCGACCTCCTTTATTTAATCTTGATTTATTGTACTACTTTTCAAGATAGATGTCAACATGATTCGTGGGTATTTAATCAAGTTTATTTAGGATGCTTGAGCTTAGTAATTAGCGTTGTAATGCAATGTTAATCTGTGGGCTTAGGGGTAGAGGAAAGACTCTCTATTTGAGAGCCTTGAAGTATGCTTCTAGTGCTTCTGCTACTATCTTAGCCATTGCCTTGTTGGTGTCCTTGGAGTGCTGGTCTAATTGTTGCCTGAGTTCTAGGGATATTTTGGTGTTTAGGACTACTTGCATGTGGTTTCCTCCTTCTCCGAGCAATGGGTACCCGGCTGACCTTGTGGTATTAATACTCTGCCTTGATTCCTCTAATGTGGTCTGCTGCTTTTTGCGCTTGACTTGCTGCGAATACTACGAGTTTAGGATCTCCCTTTAATGCTCTCAACCAAGATGAGACATAAGATGCTGAATTTTCAAAGGTTGTTTGGTCAATCCCTGCAACTGTGCAAAGCATCGCGGCTCCAATCTCTGCTACTAATTCCTCCTTACTGTAAGTCTCTGAACCGAATGCTGCTATTCCAGTGATTCCGGTCCGGTTCAATCGCGACTTATGACCTGTGCTATGTACCATTTCGTGGAACATAGTGGAATAGAATTCTTCGGGGTTGTTGTAGTCGTTTATTTCTGGTACACTTATCGAGTCGGTGGAAGGCATATAGAAGGCTTTACCTGGCGCGTAGCTTATCGGAGGGCAATTCCGGTAGGCTACTTTTATTTGCTCTGCTGATTCGATAGGACTATGTTCGTTAGCTACTACTTCTTTGCGCTTGGACTTCATCCCCTCAACTTGGGTATTGATCTCAAAAACCGTGAAGTATCTCAGAAAGGGAATTTTCTTCTCGGGATCTTCTTCATTCTCAAACATTTTCCAGAATACCACCATTTGTCCTTTAGCTCCCTTTTTGACTTTGCCACCAGATTCTTTTATTTTATTGAAGGTAGCATATTCGCCGGGTTCGAGTAACATTGCGTTGATGCCGCGATATTCTCTTTGAGTTTCCCAAGCTACTGCGCCGCATGAATTCCAAGGTTTTCTCCAGGGTATAACGCCTGATTCAAGTTTCTTAATGATGCGCTCAGTTACCATTTCGTATACGTTTTGTTTAGCTGCTGCCATATCAATTCCTTCTTTCAAGTTTTTACTTCCGCCTCCACACCCTACTTAAAGGATGTAGAGGCGAGAGCAAAAGCTCCCTGGTGGTTACTGCTCAATTTTGAAAGTTATTTCAAGCTGTGGGTTTGCTTTTACTAATGCTTTTTCGTACTCTCGGTACATCATGTTTGCTTTTAATGCTGCTTCAATGGTATCTCCGAGATTAAATGTTTTTCCGCTTTCCTTGTGGTATCCGTAGGCAATCCTAGTTTTTGTCTTTTTCATGTGGGTTCCTCCTCTTAATTTGAACCTTCCGCATCGTGCCAACTCTTGCCTTGTTAGGCTGTCTCAGACCATCACTCGGCTGAGGGACGCTTTTGTTTGGCTGAGTTGGTAGAGGATGCTTTCGGTTCGTTGATCTTGTGTGTATTGTATAGCTAGTTGGCTAGTATGTCAAGAGGTATTTAGGGATTATTTTTTGGTAAAGAGAAGACCACTTATTTAGTGGCCTTAGTTCGGATGTAGTCTGATATGGTTTGCCCTGCTTCTGTGGCTAGTTGGCGTATGGTGGACCATTCTGTATCGGTCATGCGGATTGTGCGGTTGGTTGCTTTTGCTTTTATTGGTTTGCGACCGGAGCCGGGGCGTTTACCTCCACTTGTCATTGTGTTATCTCCTTACTTATTAGCGTTATAAAAGGCGTTTGCAAATCCCTGGGGTGTCATACTGCGTAACATTTTAGTTTTTTCTGACTTGCCACCTAGCTTTTGCAACCAACTTCCTTGACTGCAAACCCTGATTGGTTCGACTGGATTCCTTTTCGGCTCATTGAATCTTCCCCACAAGAGAGTTTTCTTTGTGTAGGGATCGCCATAATCACAAGGATTAAATATTAACTGCGGATCTCCTAGCCATTTTCTAAGTCTACCAACTGGGTTTTCTAGTGCCCAAAATGAAGGCCTGGTCATTGCTATGATGCGTAAACATGCCATTGTGATTGACATAGATTTAATGGTTGTTCCGTCCTGGTCCTTCCTATTCCAGTATTGCGCCCCGCTGACACTAAAGTCTGTACATACCGGAGCCGCTAATACTCCATAGACATTATCAGGTGGTACATAAGTTAATACATCATGTTTAGGCAAAGTAATAAGCCGGACGTCATATCCGTGATTTTTGTACGGCTTAGACCATGAACCAGTTCCTCCACATAAATCAAGGATGATCTTGTCACTATTCATTATTTAGCCTCTACAAGATGATACTTGCCGTCGATGTATTCGAGTAGTTGGGCGCTTGACTCGTTATCGAATGATTCTCTAGCATGCTTGAGGTTGCCGAACTCGTACTCAAAGGATTCTCCATCTTCAAAGACTTTAACGATAAATAAGTGTGCCATGTGTTTCCTCCCTCGTTTTTTTGATCTGATGTTATTATATACCTAATGATATGATTTATGCAATGTCATTTATCAAATATAGTTAAGTTTATTTTGTTTTTGTGTTGCTCTATAGAAGTAATGTTTTAAGAGTGCTATTAAGTTATTGAGTAGGAATGCATTGAATTGCTTAGTAGTGGGCTTAAAATAGCATTGTAGGGCTTGTTGTGGGGTATTAACGATTAGCTTCGACTAACTAATAAGATGGAAGGTGATTAAGTATGGGTGTAAAGTTGACAGTTAAGCAAGAGAAATATGCTCAAGGGTTATTTACTGGGATGACTCAAAGGGAAGCGTATAAGGCGGCTTATGATGCTGGGAACATGTCTGATAAATGCATTGATGAAGAAGCTTGCAAGCTATTTGCAAACCCAAAGCTCGCCCAAAGGATTGAACAATTACAGGATGAAGTTAAATATAGGAACATGGCAACAGTAGAGAGAGTGGTTGCGGAATATGCCAAAATAGCCTTTTCAGACATAAAAGACTTCCTTTCGTTTAAGACTGAGAAGACAATTGTGGACACTGATGACGAGGGAAATCCTATATATGGATACAAACAAATAGTAGATGCCAAATCTTCTGAGGAAATAGATGGATCTATGGTGAATGAGGTGTCTATTGGCAAAGATGGGACGTTTAAGTTCAAGCTACACGACAAAAAAGGTGCATTAGATATGATCGGTAAGCACCTGGGCATGTTTGTAGATAAGGTTGAAGTAGATGCCGCTCAAACTATCACAATCCGCATTGAAGACACTGAGTAATATATTATTTATAACTATTATATTTTAATAGTTGATATAATAGTGTCCTTCAGTGGTGGAATTAGACCTTTGTATTATCATTTAGAGGGTGTTTTGAGAGGTAATAGGCTGAGATCAGCCTATAGGTTGATTTTGAATGTGACAGAATTACCATTGTGTAACATTCGTTCAGTGATCATCCATTAGGACATGGCACAAAGCAAAGACTATTGGATATCCGGTAGCCAATGCCAAACAGATGATAGTTGTGCTAGATGGCTGTCGCTCTACACTACTAGTCATTACCAAGGATGAGTATTGTCCTTGTCCTGCTCTCCCTGCTCTGCCCTATGGGGTATGTCTGATATGCCGGACTGACCGGACACTAGGGGTAGGGGGACGGTACTAGGACCACCGAGGCATGGGGCCGGTATACCCATCGTATATATGTATACCTCTCCCCCTATCTCTCCAATGAATTCATCAACCATGAATACCTCATCCTCTCCTACAAAAACATAATCCACAAGTATATCCATACGAACACTTCCTAATAAACTCAATACATAAAGCATAACTCCAACATAAGCATGAACCCCAAAACTAAAGCAAAGCCCAATGCCGCATTCCAAATTTTGCGCGCTCAATTTTTATAGATTTTTAGTAATGCCCTTTGCGATAGTGAGGGGTGTTTGTTATGCGATGAACTCAAATCATGCGTACTCAGACGTAGTTATTATTGTGAGTCTACGTGATTAATCATTAATTATCTCGGTTTAAATGCCTAAAAGTGGCTTATATCAACGCTTTTGGTGATTTTAATTATTTTTTATTGCCTAATTTTACAGGTGCATACGATATTCCAAATGCACCTACGTTTTTGGAGGTGGTTTAGTGCATAAGGTGACTAATATTATTGATGAAAATGGAGAGATAGTTAATACGAAAAGAGCTTATTTTAAAGATATGTTTGACGAGGAAAAAGGTTATCTATTTTGGAATAAGACCGGATTCGTCAAGACGTTCCAAGATGTAGAACTTCCTAAAAAGATAACCAAGACTGACATAGCAAACTTATTCCTATTGAGTAAGAAGGTTTACTCCACTACTAATATGATTGGATACCGCGGTAATGGTGGCATAAGAGTGATGAGTGTCGAACAGATGGCAAGGGTTATCAGGGATACAGACAGACATACAGTTACCTTTTTAAATAGGATGATTAAGCATAGGATTATTGCTAGGGTAGAGGTGAAGGTTGGTGAGGATGATATCGTCACTCAATATTATTTCAACCCTATTTACTTTTTCTCATCTAATCGGTTGTCGCTGAATCTTTACCTGTTGTTTCAGAATGATTTGGAACCGTTTATTCCTGAGTATGTTCGGCAGAAGTTTAAGTTATTGAAACCTCAAACCCCTTAACCCCTTCTTTCAACCCCAAACCCTTGATTACAAGCCCAATTTCAGGAGGAAATAGCATGTCTGAAAACAGAGCGTGTAAAGTATTCGATCCAACAGACCCTACTTACGGCAAAACCAACTGTGCTTCATGCCGCGTATTCAACGGAACAACCTGCAAAGACGAACCCTATGTGATGGCAATACATGAACCCGCAACAATTATCCATACCGGATGGTGTAATAATGGCTAATTATAGATATTTCTATTATTGGAGGTGATGCCAATGCCCAACATTGATATACGCATAAGTGCTAAAGTGTTCAACAAGATATACATGCCATGCCTAGAGACTGATTTCCGCTATGAAGTATACTATGGTGGAGCCTAGCTGGATCGGGAAAGTCGGTATTTATAGCGCAAAAGTACATCTATAAGATGCTCAAGCAAAAGATGAATCTGCTAGTCATACGGCAAACTGGTGATTCTAATAGAGATTCGACGTTCGCCTTATTAAAGCAAGTTATAAACGAGTGGAAGGTTGATCACCTGTTTGTTGTCCGCGAGTCTGATCTTCGCATAACATGTAAGGCAAACGGTAACGCAATGTTATTTAAGGGGTTAGACGATGTAGAACGTTTGAAGTCCATAACCTTCTCTAAGGGCGAGTTGACTGATGTGTGGATAGAAGAGGCTAGTGAGGTTGAAGAGTCAAGTTTTAACCAATTAGACATTAGGCTTCGTGGAGGAAAACAGAAGAAACAGGTCATTATCTCCTTCAATCCCATTAACATAACTCATTGGCTCAAGAGGTTTGTCGATGATAAGCAAGAGAATAAGATGTCACTACATACCACCTACCATGATAATAAGTTCATTGACGACGAATACAAGGCTCTCTTGGAGTCGTACAAAGAAAAGGACCCTTATTATTATGACGTATATGCTTTAGGTCAGTGGGGCGTTTTAGGCAAAACCATCTTCAATGCTCACAAGGTCAATGAACGTCTAACCCTAGTCCGAGACAGATACCCGGTCAAGCAAGGTTCCTTCACATATGATTATGTGGGAGAGAGAATAGTAGAGTCATCTATTCGTTGGGTAGAGTCGGACGATGGATATATAACAATCTACGAGGATGTCATACCAGGCCTAACCTATGGCATTGGTGGAGACACATCAGGAGATGGATCAGACTACTTCATAGGTCAGGTTATAGACAATACATCAGGTAAGCAGGTAGCGGTCCTTAGGCATCAATTTGATGAGGACTTATACGCAAAGCAAATGTACTGCTTGGGTAAATACTTCAACTGGGCACTCATTGGTATTGAGACAAACTACAGCACATACCCGGTCAAAGAACTTCAACGCCTTGACTACCCAGAACAGTATATTCGAGTAGTAGAGGACACCATAAGCCAAACAACACAAAAGAGGTATGGATTCCAAACAACTAAGCTAACAAGACCAATTATTATTGCCGATTTAGCCTGCATCGTTCGAGAGCAAACGGAGCTTATAAACGATCCTGAAACCCTGAACGAAATGCTAACCTTTGTTCGTAACAAAAAAGGCAGACCCGAAGCAATGCCTGGTGAGCATGACGACCTTATCATTGCCTTAGCAATAGCCTACTACATCAGGGAACAAGGTATTATTAACGGCACGATCGTAGCGGCGGTAGCAAGGAATACGAATACAACAGTTAATCATGACTACCAAAACGGAAAACATTGGTCGGAGATAGAGGATGAGCAGGACGAAGAAGGAAGTTTCATGAAAGGTTGGGATTCCTAGATGGCATATGCAGAACCTTTTAATCGTTTATGGATGAATGACATTTACTATAAACCAAGGAGAGTAGAACTAAGTGAAAAAGAGTTGAGAGATTTAAGGTTATTAAGATCAATGGGAGTACGGGAAGCTAGTCAAAAACTGGCTGACTATTCCTTTAATAAGTATCTAAGTTAATAGGAGGTCCATCATGCCAATACCCCTAACAATCACAATATGCTTAACCTTAACCCTTGCGATAACAGCAGGGTCTTTTTATTGGGGTAAATACATCGGCATAACCCTAAAAACTTCTGCCGATAACCAAACTCGTATCAACCTAGCCACAAAGCAAATCGAGGAAATGGCTGAAGCGATCGAACAGCTTAACTATCAACTCGATAATGACAAAAGGGAAAAAGCAGGCTATCAACCACAGAAGCAAGGATGGGACCCGTCTAATCCTCTTAGCTCGGAAAGAAGGTGAGTAAGTGAAGGACAAGCCGATTGACATAATAGATGCCAATACTAACGTTAACGAATTAATCCAAACCGAAGAAGAAAAGAAACTAGCAATGCGAGTTCAAGAGCTATTTACAGCCTCTTATAATACTAAAAGCCAACTTAGAAAGCCTGATATATGGAAGAAGTGCGATGATTACAAGCACAACCGGCAGAACCCACCAAAGAGCGATATAGATCCCGGAAGCGTGACGA